AATACACAACCGGGATTGTTCCGGGGCCGGCGTCTTCGAAACCGAGTAAAGGTAATAACTCGTTCGGCCCTCTTGCACCAAATCGCGCCGAAGGTCGCCGCGCTCGGTTAACGCGTCGGCCATGGTAGCGGCCCTACCGACCGGGACGCCTAGCCAGGTTGCCACCTGGGCGGCCGTTCCCGGACCATTGTTAATGAGCAAACCGCGTATTCTTTCTTTCATGGTTCCCCTCCTGAGAGAAATAATCCCGCCCGGGGCGCGGCAACGCACCGCTAACCGCTCGTCTATTAGCACGGTCATCCCGGGCGGGATGTTTCCTTACCGATTCCCATTTGTTTCAGTGCGGCTAGAGCCCTTGTGACCCGGGCCCGCTTGGTTCCGGCCTCGGCCGTCGGCCTGGTCGCCGAAAGATCGCGGATAAACTCCGCGACCCATTCCGGCCGGGTCCACCATGTTGGCCCCAGGCGTATGACGCGTATTTTGTGGCCGCCCATCCCCTCTGTAGCCCAACGGCGTAGGGTTCGGCGGCTAGGTTTCTTGCCCAGGCGGCTTAACAGTAGGTCGGCCGCCATCGTCAGAGGAATTAACTGGTCGGGTTTCATGCCCTCGGTTTTACCCGAGCCCGAGCGCATCACCCATGCTAGATGCTTCTATAGAAGATGCTTAGAAGACGTTAGAAGGATCTAACCATTTCTTCGCCCATGGCGGTTATCCTGAAGCCGCCCCGGGCTCCGACCTCGACCAGGGAACGCTTGCGGAGTGCCGCCAAAGCGTTCCTCATAGTCGATTCGCCGTGAATAATCCCAGCTTGGTCGACGTCGGCGAAAATTTCCGGTTGTGTCCGTGGCCCCGACTGGCCGCACAACAACTGAAGTAGGTCACGCTCACAATCGGTAAGGGTCTTGGTCCGAGATATCCGGATCTCGGCGCGAACGCCGGCGGATTCCGCACAGGTAATGAACACGTCTTCAGTAAGGCCGCCATGAAAGAAGACTTCGGCGAGGGCGCGAGCGGCGAGAGATTGCAAGCGGGTATAAGTTTTGGTCGTCATTGTTTCCATCCTTTAAGTGACGAACCTATCGTAATCCGGGTTTTAACGCGGTCAATGAGGGGGGCGCTATTGTCATTCACTGGCTTTCAAGATTTTGTCTTACCCCAGGCGTCGCGCCGCTTCAGACGCCGCCGCCGCGTCCCGGTCGGCATATATTCGCGTCGTTTCCACGGTTCGATGACCAAGAACGGCCCGGGCGACGTCCCAACCGAGTTCACCTTGTATGCGAGTTGCGGCATTGTGGCGCAGCTGGCCGGGCCGCCAGGCGGGAACGCCGGCCCGCCGGCAAATCCTGGCGATGGCCTTCGCGTAAGCCTGAACCGTGTATGGCCCGTCGCCATGCTGGAACACGGGCCCGGAAATAGTTTGCCGGCCGAAAATAACGGCCTGGGCCTTTGGGCCGATCATGATTTCCCGAAGTTGCCCGCGCCATCTGTTTTTATGTCTGGCCGGCCGATAAACCCAAACCGGACCCGAGCGGTCGATTTGCTCCCAGGTCAACCCGACAACTTCGCCGGTTCGGGCCCCGGTAAGAAGTTGGAAGTCAACCATGGCGGCGATGACTTCCGGCATGTGCGGCCGGGTCGACTCCAGATCTTTTTCCGGAACGGGAACGGTTGGCGTCGATTCATGGGCCGAGGTCCGCCCGACTTTTAACCCGGCGACCAATTGAATTTCGACCCACTTATTAGGCGGGTAATATCCTTCCCGGGTTAACCATTTAATCGCGGTCTTCGTTGCCACCAATAAATGATTGGCATAGGTCCGGCCGAGGCCCTGGGCGACCCATCGACCCTGGACGTCCCGGAGCTCCCGGGCCCCGATGTCCGCCAGGCAAACCGACGCGTAAAGTTCTACCAGGGTTGATAAGGCACGCCGTATGCGCGGGAAATGCCGGGTGTCATTCCCCCGCTCGTCCCTGTAGTAGCGTCGGGCATAATCGCAATAGACGACGACCGCTTCGGCAACCGTCAAATTAGACCGGCCCGCGATCGACTCGACGGGTCGGCCTTCCCGGTAAGATCGCATCGCCGCCGCATACTTTTCATGGCTATGCGGAGAATCGTATGGCCCTAGGTAAACGTCCCGGCCGTAAAGCGTTACAACGGCCTGCCCGCTCGGTTTGTGATACCGATAGCTTGGATTTCCTCTTGGCATGGTGTTCCCCTTTTTACCCGGTAGTCTACCGGGTTTCGACTGGGTTTACCCATGCTAGCTGCTTCTATAGAAGACGCTTAGAAGGTGTTAGAAGTGTACGACTTACGTCGATTACCCCCGACAGGATTTGAACCTGTGACCCTCGGTTTAGGAACCCAGGGTATTCACCTTCATCTAGCTTGGGTCGCAATATGGCGCTTTTACCGTCGGCGCACTTATATTGCTTGGAAAAAATCATACAACCTGCGACCAACCGTGTCCAGAGGTCGCGGCCATAGGCGGTCATTCGCGGCCACTCACCCCGGTATTTACCCGGTAAACTACCAATAAAAAAAGGCCCCGAGGAATAACCCCCGGGGCCCGGACAGGCGACGCGACCGCGTCAAAGTCTAACGTCAGCCGCGACCAATGCACGAAACGGTATAGGTCCGTATCGGGGTTATTGCATAGGTCGGCGCAACGTAAATAAACGCCGGCCGCGCGGGCCCAACGGTCACCAGGGGAATAGTGACCGGCCCAGTATGGGACACCGCGACGGCCGGGGAGGGGATCGGCCCCGAGAGAAAACTGAGGCCGGCGACCTGGGCGAATACCCTACCAGGGGTGACGCCCAAAGTCAAAACCGCGAGCGCGGCTAGATGTTGGATCACCTTGCCTTTCGTGGTTAGAAGGTTTCCCATTAGTTGACCTCGTTTTTCTTTAAGCTCATGAGATATCGCACCAATTCCAAAACCAGGGGCATGAGCCAGGCCGGAATCGCGGCGGCCTCAATCGGCGTTGCCACTACATGACCGGCCCCGAAGATTCGGGGCTCTTTCAGGAATCGTTCAAACATTGCCCGCGCTGCGCCGGCGATTAAGTCATCCCATTTGTTGCCGGTCATCTTAGCGGCGGCCTCGGCCAACCTGATGGCCTGGTCGATTACGTCTTGATATTTTTCCATTTTCTTGCCCCTAAATAAACCAGTTGATTTTGCGCGCCGGGAAACCCCCGACGCCACTAAAAGCCCATGAATCGTCTTGGCCTAGCATTCCGTCAATAACCTTGGCGTCGGCCCAAAACCCGCACGGCGGAGGATCGCCGAGGCCGAGCGGCCCGCTATGGGCACTTGGGCCCCAGGAATTGCAAATAAACCCGCCCTCCCGGTTACCCATTCGGTAACCGATTAGCGCCATGCAATGCGCCCAGGAGCCCGACGGCCGGGCAAACCCATCGGCGTCCCGGGTCATCGAAAACCCCTGGTCGCTGCAAATGGCGATCCCGTACCCGTTCGCCAATGCAAGTTTGGCCGACTTCCAGTTAGTTACCTGGGTCGTGAATTTAACCGGATACTTTTTGACAACTGGCTCGAGGTCGTCGGGAACTCCCGAATCGCCCCATGCCTTGCAGGTTCGTTCCGAGTAATGCGACAAATCGTATCGCCCATGAACTCCCCGGTCGATGACGCCCCACCTGCGAACGAAGTCGGCCGCCCATGCCCCTACCGACCCATCCCCGTTGATACGACCGCCGCCGACCTCGACCCGCGAACCACCATAAATAACTTCTTGCACCAAGTCGCGCACTTCCTCCGGTTCGCCTAGCATCACCTCTACCGCCATTGTTGCCTCGATCGCGGCGGCCGTCCCAAAACTTACGCACGACCCTACCGCCCCTTGATTGCGGCTAGGCCATTTGCGGCCGGTGGCCTTTTCATAGGCTTTCCACAAAAACACTTCCTCCGGGATTTCCTCGGTTAATTGCGCGGCCGGCGTCAGCGCGAAATAAGGGAACACCTGCGCGGCGCGCACAATCTCGACTTCATTTGGCAGATATTGCCACCCGGGAACGTAATGGGCGCTCATTTTAGACCCTCCAAAATGGAAACAACCCGCCCAAACAATTTGACCGCCGCCGCCCGCTGATCGGATGAAAGAACAACCGCCGAATCACTCGGCAACGCCGAGGCATATTCCTCGGCGATCCGGTCGCGGATCGGTTTTAGATCCGTGGGCTGCAAAGCCGCCGCCGCGCGCATTCCTTGATAGAGTTGCCCGGCGGTTTGCGTTGCCGGGTCGGCCAGGAGCTCCAGGCCGCGCTTGTGTGCCTTGGTCAATGCCTCGACTTTTGCGGCCTTGGCGGAATCCTGTAACCCGCCATAGATTCCGCGCAATGCCTCGACCAACGGGTCGCCTGGTCCTGGCGGGTCGGGTTGCTTGGAACCTATCGTTATCGTCGTGGTTGATTCATCAATTTGAACTTGGCCGTCGGTTGCAACCGTGACGACCAGAATTTCTACGTCGTATACCCCAGGCGGAGCCACAAACTCCAATTTGTTACGATCGGATTGGCTCGACCGGTCAACGTCGCGGCCTGGTCGAACGCGCCAGACAACGCCGGCTTTAGGCGGCACGTTCTCGGCCGCCAGGCGGACCAGTTTGTACGGTTCGTAGGATTTATCGGCCTTGATAGCCGGCCGCGTGCCCATGAGCGCTAGTAGCATGATTTCAAACATTGTTCCCCCCTTACATTGCAACCGGAACCATTTTGCCTATCTGGTAGTTATTTCCCGGGGCCGTTTTGTCGAAGTGTAAGTCGAGCCACCAACCGCCGATCGGTCGGGGCCCGCGCCCTTGAATTCCGCTATGCCATTCATCCCGCATTTCATCCTTCCAGCAACTCGACCTTAGAAACAATTGTTGCCGGTAAACCAGATGGCCGCGATTGGTCACACAAGCGTAAATGTTTTCGTCCTGATTGCGGCGATGAATGTGCCCGGAAATATAAACGTCGGCAAGGAATTGGTCACGTGTTCGGTTATGATCGACCAGGCCCCTTGTTATGGGGCCGCCGCCGCCCCAACCATGATGATAATGGATAATTCTTTGATCGAATTTGCCGCCCTGTTTCCAGTCATGGGGAATTATCTGAATGAAACCCCAGTAATTCCCTTCGATGGTACGGGCCCCGGCGTCGCGTAGGCCTCCGACAAAACGCGAAGTTAAATCGGTTTCGTGTCGTTTTTTAATTGCGGCTTCGTGATTGCCTGGCGACGCAAACGCGATTACGTCCCGGTACGGCCGGAACCAGTCAACGGCCGTGGTAATTAGCTTGTCGAGGTAATCGCCGCCGCGATGTTCATTTCGTAACGCTTCTTGACTCGCCCGAGGATCGTATTTGCCTTGCATGGCGCAAAAGGTATCGCCGAATAGGAAAACCGGGACGTCTTCGGCTACGGCCTCTTCTAGAACCTTTCGCAGTTTGTCTTGGCGGCAATGGGCGTTATCCCAATGAAGGTCAGACAACAAACACAATCGGCGAACGTCGCCGGAACGCACCGGCATTATTCCCAGCCGGTAAACGTGCGGCTTTCGCCTTGATAGTATCCACCATGAAGGTTTCACCTTTTGGCCTCCGGCCTCGGGGTTGTCATTCCTTCCTTGAGCGATTGATAAGCGAATAAAGGTTGTCCAATTGGTTGTCGATGTGTTCTATTAGCTCGGTTTGCGCCTTAATCGACTCCGAAACAACCTTAAGAAAATCAACGTGAGCCGAAACCGCCGGCATTATGGCGTTAACGGCAAGCCAGGCAACCCCGCGATATGCCCCATAGCCGACCCCGGCAATGATGATGAATAGGACGCCTTGTTCCCATATTTTCTCGGGCATCGCTAGAACTCCGGCCGTGAAGTTATCCGGGACAGGATATAGGCCGCGTCCTGGCGTACCTTGATATTATAACTTTTCCAGTTGTTCAGATGACCATATAAAAAATGGCAAACCGGCCGGCAAAGCGTAATGAGATTGTCTATTTCCAGCTCCCGCGACGGGTCGGCAAAAACTGGGGTAATGTGGTGAACCTCTAGTTTATCCTTTCGACCGCAAGCCGCGCAATAGTTCCACCGTTCCAAATACTGTGCCCGTACCTTAGCCCATTGTGACGACCTGGCTTGACCTGTAAACCATGTTTTTATCGTTTGAATCATCGGCGGTTAAAATAATAAACCACAAATAAGACGGCCGGCATCATACAAGCGCCCATAAAAAACGCGAAGCAACCTTCAAGAAATATCTTGACCAATTCTTTTAAGCCCCTCTGATTGTAAAATATCTTCCACGTCATACCATTGTTGGTCGTTTCGGCACACGTCCACAATTACCCCGGTAAGTTGTTTCAGGGTCGGCCGCGCCGCTTGCATGAATTGGATGCGCTCGTCTGGCGTCATGGTCGCAAATCCTGGCGGTAAAGGCACTCCACCTTCGGTTGTTAATCGCTCGGCCCACTTAGTCGACTGAGAATAGGTACACGCAAAACACGTCATATAGTGTGTGGCTGGTGCTGTACCCGTTGGCGATACCTCCGCGAGTAACCATTCGGCATCGTCGAACTCATCGCGGATAAATGCGTCAAGTCCAGCCTTGCGGGAGGAAGGTACGATCAGGAGGACGCGAAAAAGATAATCGGTCATGACAGGGTGATCCCCCACTTAGCCGCGAGGTAGCGTTCCATTTGGCTTATTTTGTCAGCAGTTGCCGTCGATGAAAGCACGACGATTTCAAGTATGTACCCTTTGAACCAATTAGCCGAATCGGTCAATGATCCTATCGTGATGCTAGTGTGAGCTTCAGACGTTGCCGGTATGGTTCCTGCGAAGCTTAAAGCATCCTGCGCCCCGTTCGTTCTTCTCACAAGTCTAGTTGCATTATTGCTTTTCGTTCCGTCATAAATCAAAGAAACAACACTTGAACTTAGTGATAAAGTTGCGGTCGATCCATAATTTCCCGCACTAATATAACTTCTCCGACCCGTAACGGATCCAGCCAAAACGGCAACATATTCAAAAGTGTTGTTGCTCCCGGCAAAAATAACCCCCGTCACCCCTGGAACTTCCCACTGCCGCACCATGAATATACTGTATCCGGACATGCCGCTAAGGATCGAAGAAGTGATAATAAAATTGTCGTTGACTCCGTCAAAATAAATAGACGAACGCCCGTTATGTGTAGCCACCTTGTAAGTCGGTCTTTTCGCGTCGCTGGATGCTGTAACATGACGTGCGTTGCCGGATTTGTCACGCCACGTCCCTATCGGATCGCCGTCGGAAGCCACCAAAGTCGTAGCTGATACTCCGGTTCTCTCCTGGTACATTGTCGAGCCATCTGATGCGTCAAGCCAGATGGCCGGGGAAAAATTCACCGGGCTAAATGGGGTCTGAAAAACCAAATTGCGCCGTAACATTAAACCGGCCTCGTCACGAGAGTAAATACGGTAGAAGTCGTCGTCTGAGTTGATCCGCAAACCAACTTTATGTACCTAATCCCAGCCGTTAACGCCAGGTTCGGAATAGGCACGTACCTACTAGCTGTCGTCGTAAGTGTTAGGGTTGCGCCGTAGCCATCTTGAACGGTTACAAACGTGCCGGCGGTTTCCGACGCGGCCGTAAGGGTTAGCGTTGTTCCGTCGAACGTAGACGGAACAAAGATCCCGACTAGTTGTTGACCTCGGCCTAAGTCGACTTCGTCGGTACTGGTTCCGTTGACGGCAACGGTCGCCGTTTGGATCAATGGAATAGGTAACAGGTCGTTTGTAATCATTAGCTCACCTCGGCGTAAACCGCGTAGTAATCCAGTTGGTTGGTTGTGACCGCGACGCCCAAAACAATTTCGAGGCTTTCCGTTGTTGCCGCTAGGACAATAACCCGCTCATATAGAAGTTGTTTTCCCGCGTCGATTGCTTCTTTGTGGAGAATGTATTTTGTCCCGTTGTTGTCTACCCGGATTGTGACCGTAGCGCTTACCGTGTCGTTGTTGTGAACACTAACAGACCGAATCAACCTACGTTTGCCGGATGCCGGCGCCGCAATAGCTGTAACGGCCGTGGTCGAATTGGTTACGCCGAAGGCGGCCCCTTCAAGGAAATCGGTTGCCGTAGACGTTCCAAGAGCCATTAAAAGCCCATCCAAGAAGAGGACGTACTTGTAGGGATTGCGTATATTGTAATATTCTGCCCAAAGTAATCGCTAGACTCAAACTGAACGCCCAGGCCGCTAGAAACCCTTATCCTTTGAATCATCTTAAAATCCGCTGAAAGCGTGTTGTTTATTACCCTTAAATGTTTCCAAAATTGCAAATTTACATACGCCCATTTGGTTCCTGTTCCTGACTCTTTCCAAACGACCTGATATGGACCTGTTGAGCCGGAGGTAAGATATTCTGTATTGTCGTTTGTCAAATCGGCCCAAACGTGATCAGAGGAAAAACTTACCTTTACCGGAACAATCCCGCCGATTGCGGCTAACCCTATTTCGTTAGAATCAATTGGTTCTAACAAAACGCATACGTGTTTATCATGGTTTCCGTAGCTGTCGTTTATAGGTTTTCTACCTTTAAAATGAACAACTGATTGAAACTCTGTTAGCTCGTCTGATGCTGTTATAACTGGTTCAGTTATTCCTAAAATCCTAAACCTATCCTGAGCAACCCCAGTTGTATTTTTTACATATATTTTAATTGCGCTGCGATAAAAGTCGGACGCGTAATAACTAGCGGCCGGCCGCGATCCTGGCTCGACCAGGTCGATTAGCTTGTTCCATGTGTTCGCGGGAATACTTAGCGGCTCGCCGGAAACAACTTTTCTCGTTTCGTTCATTAGCTACCTATCTGCAAAGTTGAAAACGCCGCCGAGGCATACACTTCCTCGACGTAGGCCGCGACGGGTTGCTTTACAATCCTGTTTTGATCGGTCGACGTACCGTATAGAATCCATAGGTAATTCCAGCCCTTTTTTGTGCTAACTGTTATGTCGCCGACCGTAATATTTGTGTCGTTTTTGCTCACCTCAAAATGGTAGGTTAATTCCCAGGAATCGTAATTCTTTAGGCGGCCCGTGCAACCTTTGAAGAGAACTTCGCCGGCGGCCCGGCCCCGGAAGGTTGCGTTATTAACCGTGCCCGTTTTGTCGATTAGCGTGTTAACGTATGTCTTCGTTACTTCTGCCAGGGTTTTATAATGCGTCTCGGAAAACCGGCATGAAGGAACAACAATATCGACGCCCTCGACTGAATCTTGGGTAACGCCTATGGCGCCTTTCATGTCAGGGGCCGTCTTTCCGGCCGGGGCGTACTTGTTCACGGTCGACAAACTTTGGGTTATATGTTTGGTTCCGCCCGTTGTGTCGAACTCATACATTGGGTATTCGCCGGCCATGCCGGACAGTGTTTGCCCACCGGTCTGGCTCGATCCCAGGTTTGACCCGGTGCTATCGGTTGTTGCTGTTCGTAGCTTGGCCTCATAGTTGGCCTCGACTAGCCAAACCCCGTTCCCTTGTGGCGTCGCCGTGTAGTTTTGCAACACGGAACCATTGAAAAGCAACGGTATGACATTATTACGTAGTTCGTCATGAATCGCCGTTTCGGTATCCGACCCGGTCGCAACCCAACGACGAACAAACGAAACTTCCCCGGTAAGGGAATAATCGTATTCACGCGAGTTGACAAGTTCCCATGTGGTGACTGGCATTATTCGAACTTAGCTCCGCCGGCTTTGACGTCTTTCCGAAGGCCTTTGAGTTGGTCAATCTGTTTTTCGCCGATGTTGACCATCTTTTCCCCGAGCGACTTGGCGCCCATGAGCCCGGCCGCCGCCGATGAAAACGTACCTGCAACCTCGGCCCCGGCGACCATGCCGAGGCCCCGGTAGGCGTCCGGTATTCCCTTGTTCACTGGCATCCTGGCTTGCTTGAAATTTTCAAACTGGGTCTTAAGCCAGGCGGTGATTTCTTCTAGGTCGCGCTTTTGGGCGGCCCGCTCCGACTCCGCCGCGATCTGGGCCTTAAGGGCGTCGATACGATCGCGGCGCCCCTGCTCCGTATCCGCTCGCTGGTTGCGTCGGTCTTCTTGTAAAAGTCTGTCGCGTTCTCGGCCGCGCAAGATTGATTCGTTTACCCCGGTATCAACCGTGTTTAATGTCGCGGCCCGTCCGACGACGCGAAGGCCCGTTTCAAAGTTGCTATAAACCCAGTTGAATAGCCGGGAAACCCTATGAATGAGTTCGTCGCGAAAGTCGCTGAACCCGGCAAATACGCCCTGGTAGGTTTGCTCGGCGGCTAACTGGATTCCTTTGAAGGCGATACTTGCGGCAGTTTTAAGGTCGGCCGTCGCCAGGGCGTCGTAAATTCCTTGCCCCATGCTCTGGAAAGTGCCGATGACTTCCCCGGTTGCCGCCGCGATATTGCGGCCCATGTCGGCCGTAACCCGGGAAACCGTGTCGCTAACTTCCATTCCCCATCGACGCACCGACGGAATGAACAAAAGCCAGCTAGCCTGGCGGGCCATGAAAAACCACCGGTTGAAATACAATCCCACCGCCGACGTCGCTAGGCCCATGGCGGCGGTAACGGCCCCAGCCGCAACGACGAACGGCGTAAACGCGAATTGAACGACCGAGATTGCGGCGGCCAGCCCGAGCAATGCGCCGCCCAGGCCGAGGGCCGTCATGGTGACAATGGCAAACGTCTTGACGACTTGCGGATTCTGCTCGTTCAACTTGGCAAGGCCATTGGTAACCAACATGGCGACGTTGCCGATCTGGCGCATCATCGGGGCCAACACTTCGCCGGCCGATAACGCCAAACCCTCTACGGAACTTGTAAGAAGTTCGACCGACCCTTTTAGCGTGTCTAACTGGGTCGCCGCGATACGCGACGTTGTGCCCATGCTGTTTTTAAGGGCGTCGGAATACTTTTGCAGTTTGGCGCCGCCCTGGCTGACCAGCTCGGCGGCCCCGGCGGCTTGCCTGGCGGGGAAGATTGTCCCGAGTGATTCCAGTTTGTCTCCCGTACCGACCCCGGTTAGTGCCCGCTCTAAATCAGTGACAATGGCGATAAGACCACGGAAGTTACCTTTTTCGTCTTTGACTTGAACGCCCAGGCGGGCTAACTCCGCCTTTGCCTCGGCCGAGGGCGACGTCAAGGATAAGATCATTCCGCGTAAGGTCGTTCCGGCCATTTCGGCCTGAATGCCGGCGTCGGATAACAACTGAATTGCGGCCGTCAGATCCGTTAGGTTGACGCCGCCACTTTTGGCGATCGGCCCGATAAACTTGAAGGCTTCGCCCAACATAACCAAATCAGTATTTGCGGTCGTCATGGCGGCCGCCATCACGTCCAACACCGTCCGGAGCTCGTTCGCCTGGTAGCCCATGTTGTTCATGACTTTTAGCGCGATGTCAGCCGACTGGGCTACGTCGATTTGGGCGGCGGCCGTCAGATCCAACACCGGGGCCATAGCCTGCATGACCTGTTTAGGCCGCATACCGGCAAGGGCCAAAACGCCCATACCCTGGGCGGCTTGCTTAGCGCTGTAAGCCGTAACCAGGCCGAGGCGTTTGGCTTCCTCGACCATGGCCGCGAACTCGTTTTGCGTTATCCCGGCGGTAACGGCTTTGACCCGGGCCATCGCCTGATCGAAGTCGGCAAACTGCGATAACCCGAGGAACAACGGGATACCGCCGGCGACGCCGGCCCCGACCAGTTGGGAACCGATCGACTGAACCGACGCCGAAAACGATCGCAGTTTTGCTTGGGCGGCCGCCAACCCCGAGTAAAGCGGGTTGTTGTTTGTCCCGACCTCAACGAAGGCCGACCCGGCTTTGACGCTTGCCGCGCTAACTGCCATTTGGGCCCCCTTGTTTTCTTAAACCGAACGCTTCTAGGATCGCCCGGCCGGTCTGTTCCTTTGTTAACTTTTGCGGTTTCCTGTATGGGTTCAGGTTTTCGGCCCGGATCGCCGCCGAGCCCTTGGCCCGGTGAATGTTTGCCAGGATCGCGATTACCTGGGCGGTCTGGTCCCACTCGGCCTTAAGGCGGCCCTCGGCCATCCAGATTAGTTCCCGCCAGGTGAAGGCGCCGGGGTCGATTCCGATAATTCCGGCGGCCTCGTAGATTGCTCGAGTGACCTCACAACTTCCTCCTCGGATATTTCTTCGAGCGCTTTCATCGCCCGGGCCATTGCCATTTTCTCGACCAGGCCCATCTTGGTCCTGGCTTTCGTCATTGCTTCCCTCTGCGCTTGCGGGAAAAAATCCACTAGCTCCCCGATGAAGGCGTCAGTAGCGGCCGCGAGTGAATCGCCGAACAACGCGGCCCCGAAATCCTCATCAGTAACTTTGGCCGCGTCGGCCTGGTCGCGACACAAAACAAAGAGCGTATCGACAAACTGAATAACGTCGCGCCGGGTTAAAAGGTCAAGGCCCTTAAACCCGTCTTCAATCAGCGCGACCAAGTCGACGCCGACGGCGGCCTTTACTCGTTTCAGGGCGGACACGTTTATTACCAGGGTCCAAACGCGGCCGCGATTGTCGGTAAATGTCCGCATTATGCCGAAATGCTCATTTCACTAGGGGCGTTGGCGGCCTCGGTTAAACTCAACACAACCGACGCTTTTTCAACGTCGTTAAGACCCTGGGAAATCGTAAAATCCTTGACTTGAAAAGTTCCGCGAACGCCCAGAGTTCCGGACGATGCTATAGCTCCGTTTACTATTGCAAACTCGATAGCCGTGCCGGCATAGTAGGCCGTTTTGAGCGTAGTCCAATCGTCGTCAGACACAACGTAGACCATTTCAAAGTTCACGCTTAAATCCTTGAGAGTGGTCACGTTTAATTTGTACGCCGACGCCCGCTTGGACGCGTCCGCCGTATCTGATGTTTGGTTAAGCGTTACGTCGCGTACGTTAGGCAATTCATTCCACGTAGGAGAACCATAAGTGCCGGTATTTCGATACAGTTTGCAATTTAGTCCGGTTACGACTGCCATTTATTACCTCGCTTTCACGCTATTGCGCCAAATTTCAGGAATGTTATTCCGTTCCGCCTCAAGTGCCGGCCGCATAAAGGGCCGGGCCCGTATGGTTCTAATCTTGCGCTGGCCTCGACTAATCCCGACCGATGGCCCGCCAAATTCCAGGGCCTTTGGAGCCGTTTGCGTATTGGCTTTGACCAACACCGGGCCAATGGCTACCGATTCCTTGCTTTGATCCAGGCCGAAGAAAATAAACCGTTTCAGGGTTCCTACGTGTGAATGAGGCGGCTTGCCCGGGGCCGATGTTCCTTTGCGTTTTCTCATTAACGACTTTGCGCGGGTTCGGATAAAAGCGCCGACCCGGCGTAGGTTTTTCGCGTTGGCCGAAGCTACGGCCCGGACAACGGCAGCGCGATCAAAGAAGTTCTTTTTCGCGTTCTTTAGTGCCAGGTCAAAGGCGTAACTCATGTCGCTCGGGCCTCCCGCGCTACGACGCTAACGACCGATGAAAAGACGTTAAGTTCGTCCAAATGCTCGAATGCGACCAACGGGGAAACCTCGACCGTTAACACGTGAAATTTATCGGCCCCCGAAGTGAATACCGCCCGGCGGAGGCTTTCCCCGATCTGCTCGACCAGATCGGTTTTCGTGTCGATGTCGGCCGTCGTCGCTACGCGCTGTTGCACGCCGATTTCTACCGTGTGGTCTACTTGCTCGAAATATCGCGTCATTGGTTGATATTCCATGCTTTTTGGAACAACGGTTACCGCGACGGTCGCCAGGTCATCTAGTTTGGCCGCCGGCCGGTAACTTCTGACGGCCGTAAATGTCCCAACAAAATCCGTGTTCAACTGAGACACAATCGCGTTTGCCAGGGTTACGATTTTGGCCGCCATCAACCAACCTTTTTCGTGTGTATCCGCCAGGCGAAGTTATAAGGGTCGCTATACCGCCAGGCCGGTTCTCCAAATGGCGGTAACACCTCATAAATTGACCCGTCGGCCTCGGTTATTCGGTCGCCGACCGCCGGTTCAGTTACGACGCCGCCGAGTTTGAGTATGGCGACCCGAATAAGGTAATCCCGGTCGCCGTGCTCGAGCCTGCTGCCGTAATCGTCGGCAATACGGTAGTTGGTTCTTCCAATGGCGGCCGCAATGCTAACCGACTGGGCCCCGCGTGAATACGTGACCGTATTCGTTACGCTGGTCCCCACTTGCTCGGCAAGCCAGGAAACCCCATTGGAAAGAATGTTTGCCATTACTTCTCCGAGGTGCGAACGCGGAGCCAGTCGACCGCCAGTTCGTAGGTATCCGTAGACGCGGTCTTTTCAATGTGCGCCAAAAGAAACCAGGGGCCGGTCGCGGCCGACAAGTTGAAAGTGGTAGAGCTTAACACCTGGGCGCCGTTAATATAAATCTTGACGGCGGCGGGGTCTCGCATATCC